GGAAAACCCCACAAGCGAAGATGAAAGAGACTGGGCTTTATATAACGACTTGAAGTCCCAGCTCGACATGAAAGACATTCCGGCTAAAGTCGAGAAGTTGTTTGTGGATAACAAGCAAAAGATAAAGAAGATTTCCGAAAGGAATAAGGAGCGAGGAGACAAGTTTGTACTTCTCTTTCAGAAACGCCTAAGTGAATTAGAAGGAGTATCATAATGGCGACAAGACTAGAAAAGGTGACATCAATCAAGGTGTTCCCAAATGATGAGGGTGCAGCCAAGTGGGGCAATAGCAAGTTTAGCCCGTACAAAGACGGCTCACCAGCAGACATCACTCTTAGAGGTGACAAGAAGTACCGGGTATCTGTCTTTGAAAATGACGATGGCTCTCTAGGTATTTCTATCACTGAGCCAGTGCAGCATCAGGCAGCCGACAATCTGCATGATAACGTACAGCAAGGCGGCTTACGCAAGGTAGCTGAAACAGCAGCCGTGAAGCGTAACGCACTCAGCCTTGACGATGACATTCCATTCTAATGGAAGTCCAGCCACAAATCTTGATGGCAGCCTACGATGATGGGCTGCTTATCACCATAGATGGCAAGCCGTACTTTCTCAATATGACAGAGAAACGTATGCTTGAGCTGGCACAAGACTTGATTAATAAAAGCCTAGATAACATTCGCAAGGATAAATATGGCTTGGTACGATAGAGGCAGAAAAAAGAAATCTAAATCGCAACAGTCGCAACACACAGTTACTTGCGTTCGATGTGGCAAGGAGCATCCAGCCCTAGACAACACATGGATTTGCAATGGTAGAGGAGACATATTGTGTTACGGCACAGAGGAGAGTTGTTTTAATGTATTGTTCGAGTTGTCAAAAAAAGCTAATAGAGAAGGACAAGCCCGTAAGAGTGCAGAGGGGGAGATGGAATCCAATACTAGACCACCTGAAGGATGGTGATAGCTTCCTTGTCCACACCCAGAAAGATTACGACAGCGTAAGAGGCTGTATGTATTTTAGAAACATCCCTCACAGAAGCGCGAAGATGCCGGACGGTACTGGCTGGCGCATCTGGAAGGTAAACAAGGATACCGCTGGACAGCTCTAGCGGTAGAGGACGGGGCGGTTTTTGTATAGTGTAACCTAACCAAAAGTCTGTAACACTAGCGGAAATGTGTTTGCCGCCTCGTCCTCACTACCACTTAACTTTGTTAGCCCAATAAGCCGCAGACATCTTTCCTTTGGCTATGTTCTTTGCGTGACGGGCTTTGAATGATTTACGCCGCGCCTTCTGCGCCGCAGTCTTAGGGCTTTTACCAGCACCCGATACGCCTTGTTGCCCAAAGCGGATAGTCTTTACTTTATCACCCACTTTAGCCACAACGACATGGGACTTCTTTGGATGGTTCGGGGTGCGCTTTGGTTTGTTATAGCCGGATACACCAGCTCTAGCCAGCCGAGGGTCTTTCTTCTTAGGCATCTTTCAAGCTCCGTATTCTAGCCACTAAACGCTTCGCCCGGTTGGGCACTTGGTCAAACCATTTCGACTCTATCATTTCCTCTGCTGCGGCATCCCATTCCCGTGCATCTATCCCTGCTTTCATGCCGACAAACTTAGACAGTCTTGGGTAGCCCAGATTGAACATCATATTTGCAATAACAAGCTGGGCTTCCTCTGGCAGCTTGTCAAAGTCCGGGTACAGCCTATGGCAATCCTCTGTAGTAACAGCTATGTCCCTGCGGAATACAAGCTGGACACGCTCCTCAGATACAGGTGTGCCGACAGGCTTCCCATACTCAGGGTCATCTTTTGTAACGAGATGCCCTATGCCGAAGGTCTCAAGGCCAAGGTGGTCTAAATATATCTCGTACCTACAGCCCTCATCTGCCGCAAGCTCCTGTCTGAGCTGGTCTATGTTCATTTCTTTTTCTTAGCTTTCTTAACAGCTTTGAGGTCAGCGCTGGTAATCTTTTTCCGGGGCTTTGCCATAGCTGCAAGCCGCTTTTGCTTTGGGGAATACTTGGAATACGGCATCACTTCTTCCGCTTCTTTGCTGTCTTAGCTGATTGCTTAAAAGCCTTTGCAGTAGGCGCACCCTTGCTGCCTGGCTTTCTCATTTTCTCACCACTGCCAGCAGCTATACGCTTACGCTTGGCATGGATGTTTGCATATAGTCCACGTTTTGCTGGCATTACTTTCTCCTAAACTTGTCTACGCCCTTCAAACCTAGTCCTGCTAGTATAGTAACATATAAGATATTCTGATACCAATCAGGCAGCTCGTTTAGCCTGTCAAAGCCAGCTCTCACTATGCCTTCCATGCCGGGCACAAAGCTGAGTACGCAAGGCGTTAGTATAACGATTGTTATAATCTCGTCCTTCCAGCTATTTTGCGTAGACTCAGCCATGATTAGCTCCCACTTGCTGTCATGCTGGGCAGCAGTTTTCATAATCTCTGACTTAGCTTTTTCTTTCTCAACCTTGCCTTCAAGAAATGTCTGGGCAAGATTACCTACAACGCCTAGTAACTGTATCATTTTGCACTCGCATCATTTAATTGGGATGCCCTATGCCAACCACATCGCAGATAGCATTTGATATATCGCCCCATGCCGACATCCAACACAAGGATAGTTACTTCTCTAAGGTGGGTTAATTCCCACTCAGGTCAGTGGCTAAGCAACAAATCACCTGACCCTATCGCCCCTCTGCGTGACGATTAATCTCCTCTTTCCTTACTGGCTCAGTCAGCATAACGCCGTTCTCATCCACCAGAAAATAAACCTTCTCGCCCCGGAGCTGGCTATCGCTGTATGTGACCAGTCTTACTTCTCTTTCCCCAGCCATATCGCAAAGCTACCTGTCAAAGCCCCAACTACAACAGAGACAAAACCACTGGCCTCAACCGTGCGACCAGCAATGTCTAGCTCATACATATACCAGTCAGTCACCCTGTAAGCCATAATAATCATAGCAAGAAATGCCAGTCTAGGCATCACTTTCCATTCATCCATTATCGTTGCCATTAAGCAGTCTCCTTTAGGTACAGCACCCACCAAACTAAAAGCGCAAAGGCAAAGCTAACAAGTATCATAGCGCAGACGAGGATTGTAATCTCTATGGTTTTCCTTACCTTCCTACGCCTTGCTTCTTCTTCCTGTTGCCGTTGCTTTCTTATCTGCCCCTCTATTTTAACAAACTCATTCCATGCCCCAGGGTTTATAGACAGCATATAGAGCCGAAGCTCCTCGCGTTGCTGACGTATCTTGCGCACGGCAGCCCATGTTTCCATCGCCTCCTCTGCGACAGACTGGCCTTTCTTACGTTTGACTTTGTTATGTTTGGATTCAATTTCATGGCAAGCAGACATCCACCGGGAGATGTCTTGGTGCATGGACTCGATGTCTTTAGCAAAGGCTATGCCTTTCTTGACCGCAGCAAAGGCACTAGCAGCCAGGGCTATTGTGCCTGGGTCAATCATCGCTATTTATCCTTGTACAAGTTCCAGAGTTTCCAGCCTACATATACAATAGACATGATACCCAGCACCAACGCTATCCATTGGTTCATCGCTGGCAGCCAAAGTGGTGCGCTGATGCCCCCGGTGGCTATGGCTAGGTCGTTCTGGTTCATCTTACAATTCCTCTGGCCAGTCGTTGATAGGTGCGTTGCCAGTAGGATTGCCATCGCTATCTACTGGCGTATCATGCAAGGCTAGAAAAGCCGCATGAGAATTAACGGCATCAATCGCCGCCTCAATGGTGTTGGATGCAGTGCGCACAGCCGAACGGTAGGTCGTCACATCTGCTGGCACAGTGTAGTCAGCCACCTCTTGCGCCTTTACTACTTGCCAGTCTGTCGGTGCTAGTAGGTTGCCAGCACGTTCCTTGGTCAGGTTCTTCCAGACGCTCTTAAGCCCCAGCGTTACTAGCTGGTTGCCATCTGCGTCTAAGATAGGATTGTTGTCGGCATCCACCTCATTCACATCGTCCAAAGCCTTCGGGGTGTTGGCATCCCACCAGAAGCGGTTATCGTATGGTGCTGGGTCAGCTTCCCACACCAGCCCTGCGGCAGTTTTCTGCTCGTCTGACCAGCTACCCCAATTCGCTGGGTGCTGTATGCCATCATTATCCGTCCAAGCTCTACCAAGCCGGATAATCTTTTGCGAATATTTCCATGCCATGTTCTATCTCCGTTATCTGGCGTTGGCTGATTTGAATGGGGCTGATGCAAAGGCGAGGAATATGTATGTACCACCTGATGCGTTTATATTTGTATTTGTGCCTCTTAACTTTAAACCGTTGGATAAAAAATCAACATCTACCACAGAACCAGTAAATTCCGAATTAGATAAATTTGGGAACAAAACATTGTTTGCAACATTGTAAGAATTTCTAGTGTTGTCATAAATTTGCCAGCTTGCAGTTGCGTTTGTTGAAGATTTAACCATCACAAAAGCTGGCCTGAACCCACAGTGTACAAACGTGCCATCTGCCGAGCCATTGCCCGTGTATGAGCCGCATTTCGAGTAGGATTCAACCGAATGAAAACAGTAGGCTATATGGGCATCTGTTAAATAATTAGCGTATAGCCCAACTGAAAACACACTAGATGTTGGTGATGTATTGTTCCAGTAGTTAATGTTTGCGGCAAATGCGTCAGTATTATTTAGAACCAATCCACCAGTATTGCCAAGTGACGCGTGATAAACAGTCCAGTTGACAACACTATCTCTATTTTTAACAATAATCATCTCAGGCGCACTATTAAGTCCGTGACCGATTGTTGCCGCACCGTTTGTAGCTGTCCAGCTTACTATACTAAACCCTGCATCGGTATTTGCGCTAACTTGGCTAGTGATAGACCCGTCTGTATTACTGACCGCAGTACCGCCAGCCAGCCAGTTCCATGAGGCATAGGTGGTTGAATTGACGTTGAAGTTACCAAACGACCCCAAGTCAAAACCGTCTGAAGTGAACTGATACAATTCTCCAGATGACGTAGTCCCGTAGTCGTATTCCGCATTTGTTGCATTAGAAAACAACGCCTTACCTGCGCCACGCACATCATCAAACAAACCGTGACTGGTTGCGCTACTACGGGATTTAAGCCATGTGAAATCGGGCTGGAAGCCAACGCCTGTAATGCTCTGGGTAGTACCGTTACCAGTATAAAGCACAGTATTGAAATAATCATCTGGCGCAGTGATGGTAGGCGTAGGCAGATTGCCAGTGTTCAGCGCAAGGTAGCCCGAAGGTGGCGCATAGTAGAAGTCACCAACGCCATTGTCATCAGTGTTGCCCTGCGGTGTTTCGTTGCCAGCGAATGAGCTGTCCTGACCGAAGTTGGCTATGAAGGTTTGCGTTCCAGAGCCAGTGATGTTGTTAAACACGGGTGCTAAATCACCAGATAAACTGTCATGAACATAACCTGTACCAGCCCCAAAATCGGCTGAAAGTTGCCAAGTTCCATTGACTGCAATATACCATTTACCATCATCTGCATCCAATGCGATACCTATGATATCCCCTGTGCCAAAACGCACCGCTGTTGATGCTGTAGTGCTACTGCCTGACGGTGGCGGCCTTTCATCTGATTCGCCATCGTTTCCTCGTATCATCCACCTGAAATCAAAGTCAGTTGGGTCGCAAACACCAACCTGCAAAAAGTCAGATGTGTCTGCTACATAACTTGCCTCCCAGTACCACTTGCCTGACGCAATCCCGATAGTGCTTATTGCCCGACAAGTTGATGAAGCTGTGGGGAGAACCGCCTTTAAATTGCCCTCGCTAAATGTAACACCAGTAGATATAGAGTGAACCTCATTAAACACAGCAAAGTTACCGCCAGTAACAGGGCTGTCAGGCACGACATCCGTGTTGTTCAGGGCGTTGGGTGTCCAGTTGTTGCCATTGCCAGAGGTATCGCCAAAGAAGGTGGCATCTCTCGTATCGGCAAAAGCCATATAGATGTATGTGCCGCCTGAGGCGTTGTCAAAAGTTCCACCATTCTTGAGGGTAAAACCATCACTGTTAAAATCAACAAAGTCTAAAGAGTCCGTTACTTGCAAATCTTTTTCATTATCAGACGAGTTTGCAGTAATAAATAAGTTTCTTGGATTAGATACGTCTCTTGTTCCGTCCAATATAAACCAGTTGCCTGTGCTATCAGTACGCTTAATCATCACCCAAGCTGGCTTGAAGCCCAGCCCCGTGATGCTGTTTCCAGAAGCCCCTGTGCCAGTATAAGACCCGATGGACGAGTAGCCTGAGACTGAGTGGAAACAGTAGGCTATGTAGTTTGTTGTTGAGTTATTGGTAGCTGGATGGTCTCCAAGATTAACAACTGAACTAGAAGGTGCGCCATTAAGGAAATTAGCCGCACCATAAGTGCCTTTAGAAGATGAATCGTCAAGGTAAAGATAATCAGTATCAGTAAAACCTGACGCACTACTGTGAGCCATCCATGACCGAACATTATCTCTATCTTTGATTATAAGAAAATCAATACTACTAGATAAACCGTGTCCTACTGTAGCTCCATCTGTACCGTTACCAGTATAGCTAACTATGCTGAAGCCCTTTGCAGTATTCGCCTTGACCGTGCTAGTAATACTGCCATCAGTATTGCTGACAGGTGAACCAGAGCCAGCATCCCAGCACCATGCAACATTAGAACTCCCACTAGCATTAGTGTTGCTGTAATCACCTAATGTAAAACCGCTAGAGTCAAAAGATGTTAAAGAATTGGTTCTTGTAAATTCCGAGTTTGTAGTATTGGAAATTAAAAACTTTGTAGCCCCTCTAACCGAATCAAACAAACCATGATTTTCAGCAGAGTCCTTGCGCTTAATCCAGACCAAATCCGGCTCGAAGCCCACGCCCTCAATACCCTGTGTGCCGCCATTGCCAGTATAAGTCACTGTCGAGAACCCTTCGGCCTCAGTGGTCTGCTTGAACGGCAGGTAGAACCCGTTTGTCCCGAAGGTCAGGCTTTGAATATCCGCATCAGACTTAGGCTTCCATAGTGTGTCCTGATACTCGCCAAAGCTGGTAGGGTCTAGGGCAGTGCCGTCTATGAAGCAGACGTTGGCTAGGTAGCTATCTAAATATTCGCTGTTGTTCCTAGTATTGTAGCCGATAATATGTGATTGCGATTTATTAATCTCACCATCATAGTTTTGCGCTGGGTAAGATGCTGTAGAAAGAGTTTGCAAAACTCCATTGACGTATATTTTAACTCTGTCTGATGCAGTGGCTTGAGTTGTGTCTACAGACAAAACAATGTGATACCAAGCAGATGGGTCACGAAGGACTGCGTTTGTTTGCATATTATAAGCCGCACCAGTTGCCTCAAGCGGAGTCCATGCGACTTTTTCGGTAATTGAAAGCTGGTCTCCGTAAGTTCCAGACTTTGAATATAAGTATGTTTGCGTTGCGCTAACAGAGCCACGCTTCGTCCAAAAGCCATAAGTCCAAGTTCTGCGGTTGCCAGCCGATGCTGGTGTCCATGACAGATAGGCACTGTCACCATCCTCAAAGCGTAGGGATTGGCCTTCCTCTGCCCCTGTTGCATACATAAACTGTGAAGAACCAAAAGGGCCAGACATGGCAGCTCCTTATGCGAAGGCTAGTTGTGGTGTGCCAAGCAGAATACGCCCAGATGCGGCTACGATATAAGGCACAACGTCAGTAGTGCTTGCGGCTGTGGATAGCGTTAGACCAGCACCGCCAGCAGTCTCGTAGTCTGTGCCTAGTGATACGGTTCTGCCGCCTGTTGCGTCCTGTATAAACACGATAAAGCCTGACTGCCCTACTTGCTCTGTGGTTGGATTGTCCAGCGTTACATTGCCTGTCAGCGTCAGCACAAAGTTTTGATTGGTAGCAAAGTCCAGGGTGACGTTGCCTGTGTTTGTTGTGTCAGTGTTGGTGGTGGCAACGGCTGTGCCTGTTACAGTTACGCCTGTGCTGGTGGTGGCGAGTTTTTGAGAGCCAGCATAGTTAAGTTGTGAAGACCCGCCGTTATTAAAAACAGCATAAAAAGAAGTCAAATTCTGGTTTGTTAAAGCAATAGACGCTTCGCCCTGTATATACAGACTTCCAGTGCCAGCCTCTTTTATGAAACTGTGACTATTAGAAGAATCGTGGTAAATCTGCAAGTCAGAGCCAGCACCGAAGACGGCCTTGTTGTTGTCACCAAAGTTCAAATCACCAGTAAGTGTGCCGCCTGTGGTTGACAGACCGCTTAGATTTGACAGCGCAGTTGCCGCATTGTTTACATCAGACAGGTTGTTTGTAACTTGCAGAAAATTGGCAGATGCTAGTGCTGCATCATTCCAAGCAGAACCGTTGTAAACCTTTAGCGTGTTGCTAGTGGTGTTAAAGTACAAGTCACCAGCATTTAATGGGTCGCCGTCATTATCAACAGATGGGTCAGATGCCTTGCTTCCTAGATATGTATCGTCAAAAGTATCAGCAGATAAAGCCGCAGCAGCCGCACTTGCCGCCGCCGCAGTGGCAGAAGCCGAAGCATTGGAAGCCTGAGTTGTCGCAGTTGAAGCAGATGAAGAAGCACTACTGGCTGATGTAGCGGCATTAGATGCGCTTGTAGCCGCAGCAGATGCACTTGAGGCGGCATTAGTGGCTGATGTAGCGGCAGAAACAGCATCGACCACCAAAGCCCAGTAGCTAGTATTTGTCAGCAACGTCCCGGACGGGCTGTCCTGCAAGGCAATATACACATTGTCCAGTTGCCCGGCTGTCGTAGACTTAACCAAGTCACGCTCATTGTAGGCAGATGTCGTGGTCGTAGCATCTGTGCCCCGATATGTGCCAAGCTCCTGGGCAACAGACAAGTCACCGTTGCTGTCAAAGGCAAATATCTTGTTAGCTCTGTCAACGGCGCTAGTCGTAAATTCAGGGGATGTGATTGTATTTGTCTTAGAAACCTTGATAGCGCGGTCAAGTTCCTCTTGTATCTCCTGCGCTATAAATGTAACTCTGTCTAGTGCGTCTTCGTGTGCAGCCGCCGGGAACGGGTCGTTCGGAGTATAGTCTGTAGTCTGTGTTTGAGCTGTACTTCTAAGTAAAACAACGGTTTCGCCTGAGGCCGGAGCTGTCACAAAGGTGACATTGCCGCCGTTCGGGTCGCCTACGTTTGATACAGAGTAGTCTGTTGTCTTTGTCTTAACAGTTTCTACGCCAGTCGCGTCAGTACGGACGATAACTGCAATATCGTCTTCATCGAATATCTTGAAAGTATAGGCGAACACGGTGGTTGAGCCGTCTCCGCTATAGCTATTCTTTGTTGTGGTACTGCTTACTGTCATATCTAACTCCTATGGAGATTATACTGCATTTTCTTTGTTTGTTAAAGACTTCTAAAATTGCACCGCGCTTGTGCTTGGCGGCAGCCAGTATTCTTGGTTGTAGTCCTTTAGCCTTTTCTTTTCCATTCTGCTTAGAAACCCTGGGTCTGCCATCTCCATCATCCCATAGAAGAACATATAGTTCATTGCTTGCTCTGTATAAAACAGATTAGAAAACGGAGCGTTGTCTTTGATAAACTTGAAGTAATCTTTAGCATCCGCATTAAGGGTCGCAGATTTATGTGCGAGAGCTAGTGCATCGCCAACAAATCCAATGGAAGGTCCAGCCAATGTTTCTTCAAAGCTACGGCCATAACGGCTGTATTCGCCAAACAAAAAGTCCCCGTAAATCCCTAAGCCGCCGCCTCGCAGCAACGCTTCCTTCCATGTATTAGCAGCTTTCGGGTCTTTAGGCTCTCTGCCTCGTATAATATCTTTAGCTGCCCCGGACAGATACCCAAGAACAGTGGTTGCAGCGATAAGTGGTACTAATGCGGCAAAGCCTTTAACACCGCCACCAGCAGCAAAGTATTCCGGCATTAACTGCTTTGTTATTACGGTAACAGGAAACGTCTTGAATTGTGTCAGAAATCTGAAAAACTCCCCGTGGTATGTGCCCTTTTGCGTACCGAAAGTCAGAAGAACACGCTCACGCTCTCCTGGGGTAATAACCGCCTCGTCTGCAATATCGCTCAACAGTGTTTGTATTTTAGTTGAAAACTCATCTTTGAACGAAGCTCTCATGTTATCAGTTACATCGGTGGTGTTTCTGAGCCTAGAGATTATAGGGTCAATAACATCATTGGTTAGCCCCATTACAGCATCCGGGGTGACAAAATGGTCGGTAGTGCCAGGGGCTAGTGTTTCCATCTTGCTTACGACAGACCATTCCTCGGCACTGATATTGTACATCTCAAGGTTACGCTTTGTCTTTTCAGGAAGCTGGTCGAAGGCTGTGTTTCTATATCTGCCCAAGTCAAAGGCCATTGCAGTTGCAACGCCTTTCTTGTGATTTACCGTCCAGCCTTGCAGCAAGTTCCACCTAAAGAACAACTCCTGCATCTTAGAGATTGTGCCGGGCATACCATCAATAGAACCAGCTCTTGTAAATGCTTGGCCAAGCACTGTTTCAGCGTATATGTTTGTCATTGCCGCAACGTGCTTTTTGTCCTTGCTCCCGACATTGTTGAGCATACCATCAAAAGATTTGCTATAAGCCCCAAAGAAACCGAGGTCTGTGCGCCTGTTCAGTGTAGCGCCTTTAAAAACAACGTCAGAAAATGCAGATATAACAGCGCCGCCTAGCTTGGACATATTCTGCAAGGCTCTAAGGCCAAACCCAACCTGTGCCAGCGTTACATTTCCGGGCACATCCAAGCTGCCATTAAGGGCATTAAATTCAGCATTGAGCTGGTATATTCTTGCTTGGTCAACAAGTTTGCCTGTTTTAAACGCCTTCTGTTCTACAGTGCGCATGATTGCATCGTGCATAGCTTTTGGGTTAGTGCCATACATTTCCAGCATTGTTATGGAGCGAGCATCAGACCGAGCTGACTCGATAACCTTATCCCACAAAGACTCCCCAGAGTATTTTTGAGAGTATTCAAATGCTGATTGCCCGTCCTTAAAATGCAAAGTTCTTGATTGGCTTAGCTTTTTTGCTAAGTTAGCGCTGCTAGGCTTGCCAGAAATATCCCCTGTGCTATCATCTACCAAGTAATGCTTACCTGTCGAGAACCGCTTGTAAAGCTCGGTTAGGTACTCGTCTATTTCTTGCTCACTATTAAACTTGCCAAAGGTGGCTTCCTCATCCAACAGTCTGCGGATGTCCGACTTCCACTGGTCTATAGGGGTCTTTGATATAAGTTGTGGATTATGTGATTGGCTAACAAGGAAGTCTTCTCTCTCGCCTATAAAAGCACCAGCTCTGTTCTTTCTTTCGCGCTGGCCATTCATGTGGCTAAAGATGATGTCGTGTATTTGTTTTGCCTCTGCTGACACACGGGCGTTTCTATCGTAGGCATACAAGTAAACCTCGCGGTCTATTTTGCCTTTTCGCATGATGTCTTCTAATGCAGGGTTTTTGCCAACAAGACGGCGCAAAAAACTACCTACAAAGTTTCTTTCTAGCGCTGACTTCCTTGCAGACGCACTGTCTCTTGAGCCTGTGCGCAACTTAGACTCCCCCATCATCTGCGTGGAGTAAGCCGATGCTGCGTCACCGTCAAAAGCATCTATCTTTGCTTCAATGTTGTTTTTCTTGATAATACGCAGCAGCGCTTCTCTCTTTAACTGCCGGGCAGTAAGACGCATTTCTGTGGCTTGCTGCATAGACACATCTAGCGCAGAGTTCAGGTCGTCAGGCGAAGTAATCTTGCGCCTTTTGAGCTGAGCTGACATATTCTTGATGACTAGCTCAAGCTCCTCATTAGGTATGTCTATATTCCTATCTCTAGCTAAAGAGATAACGAGTTCGGTACAATCCGCCATTATCCAGCCCTACTGTTATTAACAACGCAAACTGCGCCAGCGCTTATAATTTCTTCTGATTCATCGGCTCTTGATACAACTCCGCCCCACTCATCAAGTTCGGCAAGGTCTTCTTCACTTAACAAATTGTTAGCTCTTAAACCAGCTACTTGTTGTTCTAGCACCGCTATCTCTCTGTCAAATGCAGTGATGCGAGCATCTTCATTTTGCACTGTTTGCTGGTGTGCAATGTCTAAGTCATCCAGTTCTTCCATCGGATGCAAAAACTCCTCAAGGTCGCCTTGCTCATTGTAGTACCTATCTACTTGCGCAACAGCCTCATCAAACTCTGCACGGCTAATCCCTGGCCCTTTGCTTGCCTCCAACTGCGCCGCCTCATCCTCAGACAATGCGTTCTGACGCATTTCTATTTCTTGGAATAACTCCTCATCAGTCATGCCTCTAGGGTCAATACCCAGTTCTGAGACAGTTTCGTCTAACTGCAATGCGGCAATATATTCCTCTGCGTCTGAGTCCATATAGCTGAACGTGTCATTTCTAAACTGGTCATTTTCTAGTGCCGCTACAAGTTCTTCTGGTGTTACCCGGTCTCCGTCTAAATCTAGCCGTCCGGGAAAGTAACCAGCCTCTTGTGCCCGGCGAGCCATTTCATCGAGGCCAACGCCGCCTCGCTTTAACACGCCGAAGCCCCCTTTGTCCAAGCGAGCTTTTACATCTCCGGCCATAGGGCTGTCCGGGTCTATTCTTCCAGCATCTTTCACAAACTGAATAAGCGTCTTGGGCTTCACTACCTCGCCCCGGCTGTTCTTCTGATATGCTCTTTTTAAAGACGGAGGCATCTCGTTAGGTTTCGGCGTTGCTGTCGCTGTTAAGGTTGTGGTACGCCGAGTTTCTTTAGCCTTTACATCGCTGTTTATTTTTGGGCTTACATTAGGGTCGGCATCAAGGACAGGATTTACATTTACTGGCCGCCCGTCTGTCAAATCAGATACGGCAACTCGCAAGGATTGCAGAACAGTCTCCCTGTCAGCTCTTACAAATATGTCAGAAAACTTGCCGCCAATGCCAGTAACAGCACCGCCAAGAATTGCGCCAGCGGTTAGATTTATAAAAGAGTCATACAGCGTGTACGGGTTTTGTTGTAGCTGTTCCCCAGCAAACATAATTGGCTCTACCATCGCTGCGCCGATTGTTGCCTCGCCAGCGCCAGCCGCAACACGCCCAGCAGTCATGCCGTATCTACTTGTTATGCCAGATACAGTCTTGATAGCCGCTGTTCTGGCTGCTGCGTTAAGGCCAACTGCGGCTGGGGCTAAAAAGGCAGAGCCGATATTAACAGGGTCTAAAACGCTACCTACAATCTGAGTGCCAAACCTAGCCAGACCAAGACCGCTTTTTGCTCTGGATAAAACCAAGTCTTTAGCTATGCGTCTGTCATAGGCAGCAGCTAGTGATTGCGCCGTGCTTTCAGCAACACCTTCTTCGCCTACATCTACGCCCTCTCTAAAGTATTCACTTTCTTTCCACTGGTCTACTGTAAGGAAGTTATCATCGTAAAGTTTGCTGTAAATGTATGTTCCGATAGCGCCAAACGCATCACTGCCAGCTCGCATGGAGCTTGCAAATTCAACCCCTAAAACATGGGAAGAAGATGCCGGGGTATTGAGAAAATAATTCCTCACATGGGCTGTTGATGTGGATGGAGACGGGTAATAGATATCAACCATTACCGAGTGCCCTTAGTCAACATACGAATTTCGCCCTCAGTGCGCTGCTGTTCGGTTCTATACTGCGGTGCGCCTAAAACAAATTCTGTAAACATCATGGTTGTTGCATCATAGGACATAATCGAAAGCTGCCCAATAAGGTCATTTC